GGGGGTGCGCTTCAGCAAGACTACCGTTCCAGTCAAGACGCTCGACCAGATCATCGCCAAGTGGGAGTTGCCCAAGCTCGACGCGCTCTGCATTGATGTCGAGGGCACGGAACTGGACGTGCTTAAGGGCTGCGACATCGCGCACTGGAAGCCAAAGGTGATTGTCACCGAGTGCTGGGATCGCGTTGGTCCGATTGACCCCTATCTTGAAAACCTCGGCTACAAGAAGACCGCTCGCAGTGTGGACAACGACATCTTCCTGCTGAAGGAGAACGCATGTTCCAAGTGAGATTCAGCACGGATGCGCCGACGTTCAAGGACCGGGACGCCGAGATCGGGCGCATCCTTGCCGCCCTTGGCCGCAGGTTCGACCGCGGGGGTATCGGCGTGGATGTTTCGGGACCGGTGTTCGACTCCATCGGCAATCGGGTCGGTTCGTGGACAACCAGAACCGAAGACCCATGAGCTACGCCTACGACGAGGAAGACCTGTGGCTGCTGGGGCAGTTCCCCCCGGGCTTCAAGGGCTACGCCGTGGAGCTGGGGGCGCTGGACGGGGTCTACCTGAGTTGCACCATGCTGTTGGAAGAGAGGGGTTGGACCTGTCTCTGCATCGAGCCAAACCCCCGGCATCAGAAGGCACTGCGCGATAACCGCAATCTAGTGCTCACCTGTGCCTGTGACTATCAGCCACAGATAAGCGTGCCGATGTGGGAGAACCACCGGGTGTCGAGGCATACCCAAACTTCGTTGGACTTCAAGAACGCCGCTTGGGAGGTCAACTTCGAGACCACCGTGCTGACCCTGGACCAGTGCCTTACCATCAGCGGGTTCCCGCGCTTGGACGCGCTGGTGCTCGATGTGGACGGGTACGAGCGCAGGGTGCTGATGGGTTTCGACATTGATCGGTGGCACCCCAAGGCGGTCATCATCGAAGGGGAAAGCGGCGGCCGCCTCAAGCCGTTTCTCTCCCGGGGCTATGTTGAGGTGGGACAGCGGAAGGATGACAATCGACTACTGGTCCGTAAGGAGGATAAATGAGCGAGACGGTATTCACGTTCGCAGGCAAGGCGGGAGATGCTATCCACCAATGGCCGGTGGCGTGGTGGTGGGCCAAGCAGACCGGACAGAAGTTCACCTGCTGGATGGACGAACCGAGTTGTAAGATCGTGGCACCGCTGTTTGCCGCTCAGCCCTGTGTCGAGAAGGTGGAGTTCAAGCCCGGCATTGCCAACTACAACTGCGGTGGCCAGCCGTGGCATTTCGACTTGCCGACCTCCGAGTACGAAAATCGGCAGGTCTTCCATCTCGGTCTCAGAGCGTTCCCGGCCCGGCCGCTGACCTTGGAGGCGTTCGAGGGATCAAAGGTACCGGTCAATGTGGACCCCGAGGAACTGGCCCGCAGCTCGGTGTTCGAGGTAGATCCGCTGCCGAGAACCGGCAGGCTATGCGTGCTACACGGACAGGCGGTGTATCCACACACGCGCTCCACGCCCGGATTCTGGAAGTTCCTCGCCAGCATCTCCGATCAACTGGGGCGCGAGTTCGATGAGGTGGTATGGGTCGGGAGCGCCCGCGACCGCGAGATCGGCACGCGGATCTACCCGCAGTGGAAGGATTTCGATGACGGCGGCAGTTTCTTGGAACTGGCGCGGCTGATGGTCGGGGCCGACCTCGTGATCGGCACCGGCTCCAGCGTTGTGACGCTTGCCGGGGCGCTCAAGGTGCCGGCGGTACGCGTCCACGACCCGATTGGCGACCACGCCAAGCGCATCTGGGACAACTTGGCCTACAACTCGATCAACGACACCGAGGCGGAACTGAGGACCACCTGGCCGGCGTTCAGAGAGAAGTTTGTCATGCCGAAGTCACTGGCGGAGGTGGTGGAGTGAGCGAGCGTGGCCTCGGAGAACTCGTGGATCGGCTGTCCATCGTGAATATTAAGCTCTACGTGATACAGGACATGGTGCAGCAGGCGGCCAACTCCAAGGAAGGACTGGAGGCGGATACCGTCGCCAAGCTTCACAACCTCAATGCCGAGCGCAACAAGTTGGCAACTGCCATCGATCAATGCCTGGCCGACGCCGTGGCGGAGGGCGAAGCGGAGGTGGACCCGCGGACAAAAATAGTGCACCCTTGACTTGACAAGCGTGCCCATATAGTTTAGGGGACGAACTGAGGAGGCGCCAAGGATGGCGACCGGCAAGACCGACAGAGGATCGTCGGACAGCAGGATTTACCGATCCGGTATCTACGACGCGCGTCTGATCGAACTGGTCGATTCGCGGCGCCAGGATTCCCTACGCTACAACTCGGGAACCTTCGGCAAACTCCACAACTACTACAACGCCTACCGTGGTGTGTGGCAGGGCCGCCACGCCCAGTTCCGCAACAACATCTCCCTCCCGTTCATCTTCGCGATGATCCAGTCCGACGTGGCCAGAAAGGTCCAAACCTCCTTCGGCACATGGCCGATCGTATCTTTCGAAGGCTACGCCCCGGAGGATGTCGCGCGGGCCAAGCGGAACGAGGTGTTGATCTCGGCGCAGATGAAGGACGCCGACTCGGTCATGCGGGCGACCGACTTCTTTCTCCAGTCGGACATCTGTGGCACTGGTGTCGCGCGCTGGGGATGGAAGAACGTCACCCGCAAGAACCGCTATCGGAAGCTGGAGAACATCGCCCCGGGACTCTCCATCCCGGTCATGTACGAGGATCCCAAGGCTGAGATTTTCAACGGGCCGATCTGGGAGACGGTGGACCGGCTCGACTTCTGGCAGCAGCCCGCCCGCAAGCGGATCGAGGACATGGACTGGGTGATCCACCGCTACTGGCTGGACTGGGACAACATGATGGACGACGCCTCCGGCCCCTACCCCTACTTCGATCCCGAGGCGGTCAAGGCACTGAAGGACTTTCCCCTGTCGGGGAGCGGTTACGGGGAATTGAACCAGCGCCGAGTGACGTTCCGCAACGAATACGACTACGAGGCGCGCCAGAAAGAACGATTCTCCAAGCCGGTTGAAATCTGGGAGATGCATGGCTTGGTGCCCTCGGAGTTTGCCCCCGATGGTTTCCGGCACCGCTGTGTTGCCATCGCCAACGAGCGGGTGGTGCTGAAGAACCGCGAAGGGCCGATGCCGAATCAGCAGAAACCCTTTGCCTCCTACAGCCCCATGTCCGACCCCTACAGCTTCGACGGTGTCGGCAAGGCGGAGATCGCCTACGGCCCGGCACGGACCGCGGACCGGCTCAACAACCAGCGTCTCGACGCCATCGATCTGTTGATCGACCCCCAGTGGGTGGTGTCCTCAACGGCGAACATCAACACCCAGAACCTGTTCTCGCGCGCTGGACGAGTCATCATGGTGGACGGGGACGCCGGGGATTCCTCGATTCGGCCGCTGGCGCCCGACATGCGCGGCGTGCAGGTCGGGGGCGAGGAGATCGGCCACCTGTTCCGCATGATGCAGCTCGGCACCGGGGAGACGGAGAGCCTGCTCGGGACCGGTGGATCAAGCCGCGAGACGGCGCGCGGATTCCTTGGCCGACAGGAAAACGCCCTGACGAGACTATCGCTAGAGACTCGGATGGCCGATGAGGGGTTCATCGAGCCGCTGGCTAACGCCTTCCGCGCTATGGATCGCCTGTGGCTCCCGCTCCCCTATCAGGTCAAGATCCTGGGCAGCCTCGCCACCGTCAACCCGACCACCGGCCTCCCCTACGAGCCCGAATCAACGCAGGTGGATTACGACGATCTCGCTCCCGATTATCGCGCCCGGGCGGTGGGGGCGAGCCAGATGATCGGCCGCTCGGTGCGCCAGCAGAACTTCATGGGCCTGCTTCAGATGATGTCGGCCAATCCGGCGCTGATCCAACTGGTTAACTGGGCCAACTTCGCCCGCCAGGCGTTTGAGCTATTCGACTTCAAGAACGTCAATGAACTGCTGGTGCAGCAGGTGCCGATGGTGAACCAGATCGCGCAGGATACCGGCCAGAGCCCTCAGTCCGTGGCCGGCACGGCGAGCACCAGCCTCGATCAGCTCTCGCCCGAGATTCTGTCGCAACTCATGAATAGCCAAAGCGGTCAACCCTTGGGGAACATGGCCTGACATGGCACTCAACGACGAGCAGGTGGGACAGATCAGGCTGCTGCTGGCAAGCAGCGGCTGGAACGATGTGATGCGGCCCGTGATCGCCAAGCGGGCTCACGATGCGATCAAGGCCTTGGTACTCCACCCGGCCGAACGCACGGGGGAATACAAGGGCATCGACGACAACACCATTCGCGTCAAGGTCAGAGAGTGCGAATGGCTGTTGACCGCGTGGGCCAACGAAGTGTCGGCCTACGACAACAACCAGCGTCTCGATGAACTCGAACGCCAGGAAAACGGGGCGAACCCCCAGAACTTCGCGGCGAACCCGTGAGGGAAGGAATCCAATGAACGAGCCACAGGGAAGTGGGCAGCAGGGCCAGCCGGGTTCGGAGAACCTGAACCCCGATCTGGCGGGCTATCCGACCCCGGAAGCCCTGGTCAAGGGCTATCGGGAATCGGGGGCCGAAGCGAAGCGTTGGCGCGACCGTGCCGAAGAACTCGAACGTGTCGTGGCCGACCGAGCGTTGTCCGAGCCGCAGGCCGCGGAGAACCCGCGGGCATCGGTACGGCAGCGTTCTACGCGCCCTGAAGACCGGCTGTCGGAGTACGGCGTTCCGGTCGATGCCCTGGGGGAGTACGTGGCGGGCAAGTTGCAGGAAGCCTTTGCGCCCATCGCGCAGGGGATGTCGGCTCGCACGGAACTCCTGTCGCGTTACCCGGACTACAACAAGTTCGAGGCCGACGTGGCGACGTTCATTCAGTCAGACTCAAAGGTCAATCAGTCGTATCAGCGTATGTTCGCGGCCGATCCGGCGGGAGCGTTTGAATATGCGTTCCTCAAGTTCGGCGAGTCCAGGCGGCGCAGCAGTGGCGGCGGAGAACCCGATACCCGGCAGGAATCGGCACAGGCGCAG